CAGTCATGGGTGCGATGCCTTCTTCTCCAATATCAACTGTGACTTTTACAAAAGCTGTACCATCGGGACCAAAAAATGCAGGGTATCCATCTACATTTGTATGTTTTTCAAATGATGCATTTGGAAATACACCCTTGAAATATTGCCACGCCCAAGCCCAGGACAGGTATGTAAACCTACCTTTGGCTTCTGTGTGTTCATTTACATTTAGCTCTCGTATTTGTTTCATTCGATTATCTGTCATCGTTTGTCTCCTTTATCTCTACGATGCGTATTGCGCCACGCTTATCACGACGGACGCATAATATATCTGAGTAAATCTCAGACTCTTCGTTGCCAAGCATAGCCTTGAGACTTTTCTTGGCGTTCTCATGCGTTTGTGCATGTGTTCTGTTTTCGATGTAGGTATGAGCAACATCCATGAACTGGTTGTCTAATGATCCGTCTCTGCGTGTCATCTTATCTACTGGTATCTTGTCAACAACAGCTTGGGAAATAGGTGGTACACCTACTTCTGGTTCTGTGTCATCTACAACATGTTGCCAAAACTTGTGAGCATAAGTCACCATTGCTTCAATGTAAGTATCATCACGTTCTATTTCGCTTACATGATAGCCACTGTTGCCGAAGATAACTGACAACCATGCGTGCTGTGTACCAGACAAATACATATAGAACTGCACTTGTGGCATATATTTTTGTATGCACTGGTTCATGTTTGTAAATGCGTTGGTGTGTTTACATTCAACAATTTCACGTTCTTTATCATTACAGAGTATTCCATCTGCAGTACCACGCAAGTAATCATGCACTGGATGTGTAAGCGGTACGTTGCGTTTGAGTGTGTGTTGATTCCCAAAGCCTGTCTCTTGCATAAACCAATCAAGATTGAAGTCTTCAGTGTGTATGCCAAGCTGTACAGGAAGCACATCTGATAGGTCAGGAGGGGTTTCTCGCCCTGTCTTCTCCAGCCATAAGCTGTGCCAATCGTTTTCTAAAATACGGCTCATATCAGAGCCACCAATAAACTTGGTTCTATCCATAGTAATCTCCCTTCATATGGATTAATATAATGTATTATGTGTTTATTTCAAGTGGTTGTAGTCTGTTTAGGTAGTTTTTAAGTAATGTACGTTTCATTAAACGTAGGTTTATACGTTCTTGAAATGCATTTAATGCAGGAAAAAACGTATCTGTTTCTGATAATGATTTGATAACTGAAAGAAAAATATCGCATGGCGTATTTCTAAGTTGCATTGCATATAGCCTTGCTCTTTCATTTACCAATTTTTCTGTTTTAAGAGTTGATACCATAAGTAACTGCATTGATCGAAGCTGCATTGCCATATCATTTACAGGCATAGCAACAAACGCATGCTCAACCATTGCTCTGCAATCATCCAGCGCATCCCAGTTTGGTTTTTCAGAAAGTATAAAATTACTCATGTGATCAATCATACCCAGATTATCACAACAATACTGTACAATATGCTTGTCAGTCTCAGTGTAATGTCGGTGGTACATTTGTTGGAGAGCATTGCTCTGTTGATATGGTGTCAGTACTGTCATATGAATCTCCTATCTCTGCCAGCCTTTTGATGTGTCTTAGTATACCAAGTCTTACTGTATGATAATTCTTTTCGCAAAACTCAGACACCTCTCTAGTCGTAAATGATTTTAGTTTTACCATCTCATAGTAATATGCATCACGCCATTCGCTTTCTGATTGCAAACGCCTACGCATAAACCCTGCAGGTAAATCATATTTAAGACTAAATAAAAGTGATTGTTCAAGTAAACTTGTAAACATTACCATTTTTATTTTCCTTAATCTAAATAGTTAATATCTTTGCCATCAACTGAATTGCTTAAGTAATGTGTGTCTGAATAACATTCTTCACACATATAACCGATGCGTCTTACACCTTCTGCAAAGACTACAATGCCTCGGCTATCTTTAAGTTCCCAGTCTGCATCAGCTGGTATTCGGTTTACAAACTTACCGCTGCCTGGCGCTGTGCTTTTGTCACAAGCAACACAACGACTTCCAATATTAATATCTTCCATTGTTATCTCCTAGTGTTTCTCTTTACAGTCAGCCACAAAGAAACTCCTGTGTACGACTTTACAATCAAGGTCATTACTGTTTTCATCGACCATATCCAAAACCTTTTGCTCTGCTTGTTGTTCAGATGCGGCTTGCACCTCTACAACAAAGCCTTCTTCATAGGCAATTCCTACACTAAACTTTTTCATTATCCATAATCCTTTCTGTCATCTTCTTCCCAGTAGCCAAGACTGTATTCTTTTAGTTCATCTTCATGCATCAACTCAGCGGTTACTCGCAAGCCTTTGCCAGTACCTTCTGGGTAGTAATGCGGTTCATATTTTCTGTGATAATATCTATCCGCAGAGCCTCGGTCATATGGTGAGCCGTGCTTGCGGTTAGGTTGTTTTGTAGGTATACTTGCCATGAGAATCTCCTTTCTCTTTACTAAGATGTTCGGGCAAAAGCCCTCACCCTCCAGGGCTTTTGTCCCGAGCATCAAATAGTTTTTCAAACATTTTATCAGGTATAATTACAAGCCAGTTAGGGTCTTTGCCACCGCGCTTGTAGATTGCAAAGTCTCGATTATCTAAGACTTTGAATGGTGATGGGAAGCCAGACGACTTGCGATATTTTACTTCTGCAATGTAGTCTTTGCCATCTATCTGTACCACCAGATCACCAGAATATTCTCCACCTAGTGAGCCAGATAGTGGCTGGCGTTTAGTTTTTAGACCCATACCATTGAGTAACTTTACAAAAAAGTTCTCATGGTATGTGCCTTTTAGTTTTGATTTGCTAGTCATGGTGTTTCAAATCCAAGTGTACATCTATCTGCAAGGTGTTTGCCCAGCAACAGAAGTCATAAATGCTTGGTGTAGTCTTTACATTTTCCCATCTACTGATTGTACCAGTAGTGGTGCCAAGTTCGGCGGCTAGTTCTTCCTGGGAAATGTCACGAAACTTTCTAGCTTGTTTTAGTTTTCTGATGAGCGTCATGTATCCTTTGTTTGGAGACTTAGACGTTTCAACGAAAAAACTAAGCTGTTCACTTGTACCCATCACGATACCCCCTCATATAGCTATTGATTTCTTTCTCAGATAAATAGCGTTTGTCTATTATCTGTACGCTACCAGCCATATCCATAGCTGTGTAGTGGGGGTATGGTTTGTGTCCACATTCAGCGTCAATTTTACCCGCTTCATGTGGGTGATTTAATACTTTTAGTTGATGCATATTTTTGTCTCCATTGCTCGTTCATGTTCTTCTGACCAACTAAAATCTATGTGTCGATGTTTAATCAGTTTTCCAAACTGTACAGCAGCATATGTGTCAACTCGATTGTAATCAACAGGACAAGATTTTAGCCAGTCTTCAAAATCTTTTTCAAGATTCTTCATGTTGTGGTTCTCCACTTATTTGCATTATATCCAGCTATGTATGCTTCACATTCTTTCTCGGTAGTATCTGCGTCACCACCAAACACAATGTGTGTGTCTGGTTTATCAATGTTAGAATATGTGGTTACTTCAACTACTAGTATATACTCACACCAGTAGACGATATTGTGGTGTACATTTTTTGTAGCCATTTCATTTCCCTTCGTTAGTTGTAGAAGCCAAGTCCGTAGCCTTTGTGCAGCATCTTGACTACAGTGTGTCTACGGTTGAACTCAGTTAGTGTTGGATTTTGTTTGGTTTGATCGACATGCGATTGCCAGTACGTTAGACAATTATACAACGCCCAGAGGTTGCGTCCGTGTTGATCAATCTCTTTTTCTAGGGTGTTAGATAAATTGTGTAACATTTTTTCGTTGGTTTTAATTTTACCAGTTGCAGATTTATATTTACAAACTCTAATGAAAGCCTGATTAACTGCAAACATATCAAGCGGTGTTACCATCCAGTCTTGATATATTTCTTTGTGATTATGAAACACATTGAGCGCAGCCATTATTTTATTGGAGACAGCTTCAACACTTACATTGCGTGTGTGTCTTGCTCTCCAAGAAGATACTGCATGTGGTGTTGTACATCCGTTCAAGCACCACAGTCTCAAGCCTTCTGCCTGTATGTTGATTGAGAAAGTACCATCATAAGAATTATAAAATCTAATTCTATATTTTATGATGTCATCTACTTTGGGTTCAATCACCAAGTCATTGAATATAAAGTCTGCACGGAAAGCAGATGCAAATGGATCAGTAGTTTGATATTCTACTGTAATATCTTTTGGCAAACTGGTTTGAGTTATACCTTGTGCAATACTATCCCATACTTCTTTGTGTGATACAATTTGATAGCTGGATGTGTGAACTCCAAGGATACGCCCCGAGTCCTGGTTTACCACCGCCATTGCCATCTTGGGATTTGCCTGTACTAATTCATCTTCCGTGGTGGCGTACAGGTTCTGCAAATCTACAGGAAAACTTAGTTCTCCTGGGCAGTCTAAGTTAGTTGTGTTGAATGTGTTTAGCATTGTAGTCTCCCTTCTAAACGTGTTCTGAATGTACAAGTGTGTACTGTGCATAGCGCACACCATTGTCACGCTCTATCATTTCAGTAATGATAACGTGACCTTGTCTGCGTAGCTGGTGTATTGTACTAGATAAACGATACAGGTTGTATCTTTGCATTGCTTCCAGCCCACTGATTGGACCTTCTTCTTGCAAGTGTTTGAGTATGTAGTCTATTTTCTTAGCCATGTTGAACTCCCTTCTCATGGTTAATATAGTTTTATGATATGTCAGTTACTTTAGATTACGTTCCTGATATTCTAAGTATATCAAGCCTATAGTAATAATCAATACAAATAATGCAGCAACTAAGTCACTGTAATTCTGTGTTGACATTGCATATAGACACCAACTCCATATGACTATGACGTTAGCCGTGTACAGTATCGTTAAAATAGTATTCATAAGTTTCCTCCATATCTTCTGGTTGAATGTTTTTTTCTTCCCATGCTTCTGTGGCACGGCGCACAAACTTCTCACGATCAAACCTATCATTTGTATGCGCAAGAATGTCTGCCATTCTTTCTATATCTGTAGGCGAGAACATCATTGGTGCAATAGTGTCAGCCATCAATTCAAAATGTTGCCTGGTAAATTTAGGTAATGCCATCTGGATTCCTTATATGGTTAAGTGCTGTATTTAGAATAAATAAATCATTCCAAATATGCTCATCTGGTTTATCTAATTCATGGTAATGTATTAGTTCATTATTCCAATATTGCTTTACTACACGGTGCAGTGCATATATTTCACTGCGTCTTAGTTTTAATTCCATTACATCACTTTTTAATTTCATTTAATTTTTCCTTTCAATTTTTCTACAGCGGCACAACACACGCTGCAGCAACACCCATCGCTGGGTAAGACATACCCTCACTCTGGTCATCAAAGCAGACCTTATCTGAGAGCGACAATAAAAAAAGGCTGAGAGAGTTAGTACTCTCCCAGCCAGGTTTGTTATGCTGATGTGCTTTCACCAGCTTTATCTTGCGCAAGTCTCTGTAGATATGTATTGTCTACACCAGCGCACTTACCGATGATGGCTTCTACATCAGCTTTAGCAGTTGCTCTGCTCATCTGAGTAGCCATCTCTTTACCACGCTGACCTTTAGGCAGCCCTTCGGTACTTAGACCCCATATCCACTTATCCTCATTCTGAGCGTCTTCTCCGAATATATGACGATAATGTGCTGTCAGGGCTGCGCACATCAGCAGGAGGTCACTTACTGAATTCAGTCTGTCTTCAGTTTTGTCGAACTCACGCTCGACTGCAACTGAATCCTGACCCATAGGTGTTTCCTCACGCAATGTATCAATGTTAGCTGCTGTATCGCCAGCCTGAAGCAAAGCCCTCTGGTACAGCCTGGCAACGCCATTGATTTGCTGCTGGAGCATATTCTTGTAAGTATATGCACCTGTTAGAGGTAGCTTTGCTTCAAACTGCTCAAGCATCTGAGCAACATTGATAACATTACTAACTGAAACATTCTTAACTTTATAAGACAATGTAGACATAATAATCTCCTTTACTATCTACGTTTTCTACTCTGTTAACTTACTCGCTAACACACCCCACTCAGCATCATAGGGGTGCCACGCACCCCGCTCGATTTCATTCAGCACACCCCCTTGCACAGCAAGGCTGTGGCGTTTTGTTCGCAGGCGGCGCGAACGCGCCAAGATATGTACTGCGACAAAACGAGGGGTTAGCAGAATGAAACGAGGATGCTAAAGGGGGGTTGTGTTGGAGTGTGTCTCCCATAGCAGGCTTGCCCTTACTGAAGGTGGGCTACATGTAGCTACAACAAAGAAGCCCACCTTCATGTAAGGCAGATCAAAGACAGTACAAACGCAGAAATGTTTAGCCTCGTCCCCGAGGATAAACAGTTCTACAGGATAACGCATTGCCACTTTCATTGTGCCAATGCGTTTCCTCGTTTGCCTGTCTTTGTCAAGCCTGCGGGCATAGTGATGATTGGTAGTCAGCTGTCAGCAAAAGTGGCTACTGCACGCTTTTGCACAGCTAGCGGGTGACTGTCTGCAATTAATTTGGACAACTTGCGAGGATGTGCATTGACAAGTAAATGAACATCTGCATACATATTTATTTGAGAGATAGGTTACTTGTATGTCCAAATTAACAGCAAAACAGACTGCTTTGGTTGATGCGCTCGTAGCAAATGGTTGTAGCATCACAGAAGGCGCTCGATTAGCCGGATACGCAGAAGGGGAAAGCGGGAGAGTCACAGCCAGCAAGACTTTGAAGCTACCTCATGTGCAACAGTATATGATGCAACGCGTATCCGAGACAATCGGGCTGAACGCTACGAAAGCTGTAAGTAAGGTACTTGAGTTGTCTACGAGCGCAAAGAGTGAGTATGTCCAACTGGAAGCGTCCAAAGACATCCTAGACCGCGCAGGACTGAAGGCTCCTGACAAACACATGCACCTACACGCAGGGGATATTAGTGTCAACATAGACTTAAGCTAGGCGGTCTAGGGGTCAAAAAGTCGCTGACAGTTGCTAGCGAGTGGTCTCATACAAACATTATTTCTTCTCAAGGCTCGCAAAAAAAAGACTTGCTTCTCAAATAGGTTTTGCTGGATAGTGTGTCTTAGAAATATTTTTTATCTAAAAGGTTCGATATGTCAGAACTTGACCCTATTACTGGACAAAAACGCAAGACAAAGGATGATCTATTAGAAGAAGCGTTTGATGAAAGTCAATTGCGCCAAGCAAGTGGCGAGTCTATAGAGTTATCGTCAAAAGATAAAAAGAAGATGGAGGCAGATTTTAAAAAGCAAACTACAGAGAGCAAAAAGGGTAAATCATTTTTAAATCAATACGAAGAAATGATTGAGCGTTCTTATGACCGCAATGTTCTTAGTATGGTTGAGGGTGAGCCTAGTGCAAGAGAAATAGCTAATCTTGATAAAATGATTAGAAATACAGATATAGTTGATATTACTTTAGATGATTTAGGTGTACCTGATTACGAAAGACAATTAGAAGAATCATATGATAAGCAAGTATTAAGGTCGGCAAGCAGAGAGCCTTTGTCGCTAGAAGAAAAGCAAACCTTAAAAATACAACTTGCTGAATATCAAAAAGAAAGATTAAGAAATAAAGACCTTACAAAATTAGCCAATTCTTTTGCAGAGAAAAAGGCTGATGTAAATAGTTCTGTTGGTGCATTGGTATCTATGTATAAAAAGGCTGTTGCTTCTGGTGGCGGCGCAGCATTTATAGCTACACTTGCTGATAATTTATTTGAAGATAACAAGAAGGCTGTAGGTAAGTTTTTTTCTCTTATTAAAAGTAATCCTGCGGCTGCATTTCAGATGGCGGGTAAGGGCTTGATGGTAATGGCAATGGATGGATTGCCTTTGACTGCTGCTCTTCTACCACTTATGCCAGTTGCCGCAAATCAAGATGAGCAAGAGTTACTTAACTCAATTACAGATTTAAATGATGACCCATTTATAAAGAATCCAGATAATTCTGATATTTTAAATATTACTGGATCAAATTACTACAAGCGTTTTATGACAGCTGTAAAGAATGAGTTATCTCTTGATAGCTTGATGGATGAAAACATAACTACAGAAAAGTTTTCTCCTGAAGCCATTGGCGCTATTAAAAGTAGTTTAGATAAATACTTTGCGGCTAATCCAGAGCAAACACAAGTAGATACAAGTTCTGCTTTCTTAGGTATTCTTTATCAAGATACTTTATTGGATATGATAACCGCTACTCGTAACCCAAATGGTAGCTATCAGTTATCTGATGCAAGCGACCCAAGTAAAAATAATAATATTCTTGCTGCTGGCAGGTCTTATGGACAGGGACTTGGTGTGCAAATTGATCAGCCACTAACTGCAAATAGTGATTGGTTTGCAAATCAATTCCAAGAAGACAGCATTAATATTGATATTAAAATACCTTCAGTAATAAATGCTGTGTCTGATTCAATGGATGATTACTTTGGCATTGAAGAAACTGCATTGTTTCCAAAGTTTAGACCAAACCCTTTAACACAGTCTCGTCTTAATAAGATGAACGCAGTGCTTAGCACAAAAGATATTCCAGTTGTTGAAACGCCAGGCTTTACAGATATTCTTGGTTTTAATGAAGTGTTTGCTAGAAATAGAAATGCAGGACAAAGTGTCTTTACATGGCGTGGTGATAATTATACAACTTTAAGTAGGGATGAGCAGGAGTTGCTAGATGGCGAAAACACCAGCATGGACACGCAAGGAGGGCAAGAACCCAAAGGGGGGATTGAACGCGGCGGGTCGGGCATCGTACAAGAAGGGGACGCTGAGACCGCCAGTTAAGTCTGGTGACAACCCTAGGCGTGCATCCTTTCTTGCTAGGATGGCAGGTATGCGCGGACCCGAGCGTGATTCAAAGGGGAGACCAACAAGATTACTTCTATCATTGAGAGCATGGGGCGCATCTTCGAAAGCAGACGCGAGAAAGAAAGCCGCCGCTATTTCACGCAGAAACAAAGCAAAGAAGAAAGCGTAGAAAAGGTTTTTGAGATAAAGGTTAGATATTTAGTTATACAAGGATTGATAGAAGAAATGGATAAGGCTAAATTTGAGGATGCGCTATCTAAGGAAGAGATTGAAGAGCTTCGTAAGATAGCAGAACAGCAGGAAGAAAACAGACCAGAAGGAGACACATGATGCCTATGGGAAAAGGAACATACGGAAGTCAAGTTGGCAGACCAGCTAAGAAGAAGAAGAAATCTCTTCTTACTGGTAAGCAAAAAACACTACCACGTTCACTTCAAAAGCGTATCTTAGCCTCAAAGAATAAGTAATGGCTAAGTCACGAGTTAATGAAGCTGGTAACTACACCAAGCCTACAATGCGGAAGAACTTGTTTAATCGCATCAAAGCTGGTGGCAAGGGCGGTAGACCTGGGCAGTGGTCTGCTCGTAAAGCACAGATGTTAGCTCGTGCTTACAAAAAAGCTGGAGGCGGCTATAGAAACTAATGTCTCGCAAGAAGTCACAACAGTCATTAGTTAGTTGGACTAAGCAGAAATGGCGCACTAAGAGTGGCAAGCCCTCTGCTAAAACAGGTGAGCGATACCTACCTAGTGCTGCCATCAAAAGTCTTTCTGCCGCAGAGTATGCCGCAACAACAAGAAAAAAACGTAAGGATACTCGTGCTGGCAAACAGTTCTCTAAACAGCCACGCACTATTGCCAAAAAAACAAGGTCATATAGAACATGAATCAGATTACATCTAGTAATGGCTTCTTACATACTTTGAATGATGAGGAGCGCAGGATACTTAGAAAGATTGTAAAGAAGGTACACCTAGCATATCACCCTACAGAGTTTCAGACTGATAGAGAAGCAGACAAGATGATTGCAGTTATCGGACCCGAAGTCGTAGAGCGCATGCTCAAGTTTGGTGTAGATCATAAAGTTGACGAACTTTAATTACAAACCTGATGGTGAAATACTAAAAGACTTTATGAAAGATAACTCTTTCTTTCGTGGTATTCGTGGTCCAGTTGGTAGCGGCAAGTCTGTTGGTTGTTCTGTTGAGGTGTTTCGCAGAGCATGTATGCAAGAGAAAAACAAAGATGGTATACGCCAAAGTAGATGGGCTATCATTCGTAATACTAACCCGCAGCTTAGAACTACAACTATCAAGACATGGTTAGATTGGTTTCCAGAAAATGATTGGGGCAAGTTTACATGGTCTGTTCCATATACCCACCATATCAAGAAGGGCGACCTAGACCTTGAGGTTATCTTCTTGGCTCTTGATCGACCAGAGGATGTGAAGAAACTACTATCACTTGAGTTGACAGGCATATGGATTAATGAGGCAAGAGAGTTGCCTAAATCTATCATTGATGCCTGTACGATGCGTGTTGGCAGGTATCCTAGTATGCGTGAAGGTGGACCCAGTTGGTCTGGTGTTATTGCAGATACTAACGCACCAGAAGAAGACCACTGGTGGTCTATTATGTCAGGTGAAGCACCTGTGCCAGATTATATAAATGCAGAAGAAGCTAAGATGTTGGTCAAGCCTGATAACTGGCTCTTTTTTACACAACCACCTGGCATGGTTGAGAAGCGTGACGAAGATGGCAATGTAGATGAGTATCTACCTAATAAGGATGCAGAGAACTCAAGGAACATGCTTGATACCTACTATACAAATCTTATCAGAGGTAAGAGTAAAAGTTGGATTGATGTCTATGTAATGAACCGACTTGGTGCAATCCAAGATGGAAAACCAATCTACAATATGTTTGTGCGTGATACTCATGTAGCGCAAGAAGAAATACCTGTCGCCGCAGGTGTGCCTGTCTTTTGTGGGCTAGACTTTGGTTTGACCCCAGCGGCTATCTTTGGACAGAAGGTGCGCGGTAGATGGCTTATCTTGCAAGAGATAGTTGCCTTTGATATGGGCATAGTGCGTTTCTCTGAAATACTAAGACAAGAGATTGCAACACGATATGGTGCTTGCGAAGTAAATATATATGGCGACCCTAGTGGTGATTTTAGAGCGCAGACCGATGAGTCTACACCGTTCCAAGTTTTGCGCGGGGCGGGTTTAATCGCTCGTCCCGCACCAAGTAATGATGTTAGCTTACGCATTGAAGCTGTGTCTGCACCATTGAATAGAATGGTAGATGGACATGCTGGCTTTTTAATTGATCAAAGATGCAAAGAAACTATTAAAGGCTTTGAGGGTGGCTATCAGTATAGGCGCATACAAGTATCTGGTGAGCGTTATGATGACAAGCCAGATAAAAATAGATTTTCTCATATACATGATGCACTGCAATATTTGATGCTTGGAGCAGGTGAGGGGCGCGAAGTTCTAGGTAATTCACGACAAGCAAAGGTATTTAATGCTCGTACTGACTATGATGTGTTCACAAGAAAACCAAAAGGAAAACGTAGACAAGGACTGTGGGCAAGGCTATAAGGAATTTAGGAGTATATTATGTGTCTTAAAGCTGTAGGTAAATTATTAGGTTTACGCCCCAAAGCACCAAAGGCTGACCCAGCTAATGATGCTATTATTCGTCAGCTTGATGAACAGGCAAAGCAAGCTAAGATAATGGCTCAAGAAGCTGCAGATGAAAGAGCGCGACTTAAAGAGGAGCGTTTGCAACAGACTGTTGCTCGTAAGCGTAAAGGCATAGGGCGACGCTCATTGATTATGAGTGGTAGCAGTGGAGAGGGCTTTTTGCCCGCAGCAGTGAGGCGACCTACCGATGGTTAGTTTTGCAATGGGTCTTGGTTATGGTGGCATGCCAACAAGCATGATACAGCCAAGAACTACACAACCCAAAAAAACAACACAAGCTAAATCTTTAGTTACACCAAGAGGTTTAACTCAAACTGCTCCAGGGCGGTTTCAAGATTCAAAAGGTAATCAGGTTATAAAGCAAGGCGATCAGTTTTATACTTTGCCTACAGTAGCTGATAGTGCATTTGGTTATATAACTGTACCGACTCTTTATAAGCCGCCACCCGAAACAAAAAAAGAAAGAGTTGAAAAGAAGCGTGTTGCAATAGAGCAAGCTGTAGGCTCAAGAACTCCAATCTTTGAAGACTTACCACAACCAGATGCACCTGAAGTATCAATGGCTGATTTGCCAGATGATGCTTCACAAAAAGAAAAAGAAGAGGCGCGGCAAAGAGAAGAACAAAGATTTAGAAAGCGTGAAGAAGAACGCCAGGCTCGTAGAAATCAATTAAAAACATTTGCAGGACAGCGCAGAAGTTTATTAAGACCCGCAGCGAGAAGACCTTATTATGGCTAAATCAGTAAGTCATTATTTGAAAGATGGTACAAAGTATTCTGGTGGTACGCATAAAATGCCTAATGGCGATGTACATTCTGGTTCAAAACATACAAGCAAAAGTAAAAAACTTTTTCATTTTTCAGAATTACCAAAAGCAGTTCAAAGAAAAATAAGGAAAATGAAATGAAAGATACGGCTAAATATTATCTTGAAAAGTATCGCAAAGCAAAAGCAGAGCGTATGCAATTCGAAGAACTTTATGAAGAGTGCTATGACTATGCCCTGCCTCAAAGAGCAGGGTTTCACTATGAAACAAAGGGACAAAGAAGAGATGACAAAATATTTGACGAAACTGCAGTTGTTGGTGTCCAAGAGTTTGCATCGCGTTTACAATCTGGGCTTGTCCCTAACTTTGCGCGTTGGGCAGACTTTATCGCAGGCTCAGAAATGGCTGAAGAAGATGCTGACGAAGTTAACAACGAACTCGACAAAGTAACAGAATATATCTTTGAGATATTGCAGAACTCAAACTTTAGCCAGGAAGTGCATGAGTCATTTCTTGATCTGGCTGTAGGCACAGCTTGTTTAATTGTTGAAGAGGGTGATGCAATCAATCCAGTAAGATTTAATGCTATACCTTTGCCACAACTTGTTCTTGAAAGTGGTCCCGATGATAAGATTGACCATGTGTATCGTCAGCGTGAGGTTCGCTGTTCAGATATAACTATTATATATCCAAAAGCAGAGCTTGCACCTGAAATGATAAACATGATGAAGAACAATCCAGATGCCAAGACAAAGATACTAGAAGTTGTTTGCCGTATTTATGATAAGCCAAATGTAGAAAAATACGGCTTCTTTGTGATTGATATTGATCGGCAAAAAATGCTGTTCATGGAAAACTATGAGGGCGTTGGCTCCAATCCGTTTGTATGCTTTCGCTGGTCTAAAGCAGCAGGTGAAACATATGGGCGTGGTCCACTTGTTAATGCACTGAGCGCAATCAAAACAACCAATCTTACTATCGAACTAATACTTGAAAATGCACAGATGTCTGTATCTGGTATCTATCAGATGGATGATGATGGTATTATTAATGTTGATACAATCAATCTCATGCCTGGCACAGTCATTCCAAAAGCCCCTGGCAGCGCAGGATTACAACCAATCCGTGCGGCAGGTGACTTCAATGTTGCAAATCTTATTTTAAATGACATGCGTAATAATATTAAACGTGCGCTGTATAATGATATGCTTGGCGACCCTAATCGTACACCAGCATCAGCAACAGAAGTTGCAGAGCGTATGGCTGATTTAAGCAGACGCATCGGTGCAGCCTTTGGTAGATTGCAAGCAGAAATGGTGCAACCAATATTACAACGTGTAGTATATATACTGCGCAAACAAGGGCGTATTGAACTGCCTACTGTTAATGGTAGAGAAATAAAAATAAAAAGCATATCTCCACTTGCACAGGCACAGGCAAATCAGGATATAATGGCAGTAAGCCGTTTCTTAGAAATGGTGAATGGAATGTTCGGACCTCAGTTAATGAACTTGCTGGTATCTTCAGAAGAGACAGCATTGTATTTAGCTAAGAAGTTTGGTGTACCCGATCATTTGGTAAGGGACATGGCAGAGCGTCAAGCAGTTGTAGAAATGGCGCAAATGCTACAGCAATCACCAGAAGGGCAAGCAATAGCAGATGGCACGACACCTCTCTCTTGACGGCTTTACACGCACAAAAACAGACGACTTAATTATATCACGGAATATAGAAAGCCTGTTTAGATCACCAACTGGTGAAGCTGTCTTACAATATTTACGTTCAATAACCATTGAGGCTGTATCAGGTCCCAATATAAGTGCAGACGAATTGCGTCATTTAGAAGGACAACGCTATCTTGTTGGTCTTATAGAGCGACGCATGAAACAATCGGAGAAAGCAAAAGATGTCGGAAACAGAAGCACCAATGACAGTGAGTGATGCAATCGCATCAGAATCTGTAGAAACACCAGAAGTACAAGCTGAGACTGTAGAACGTCCAGCGTGGCTTCCAGAAAAGTTTGAAACACCAGAAGCATTGGCTGAGTCTTATGGTTCGCTAGAAGCAAAGCTAAGTAAAGGTGAAACAGAACTAAGAGAAAATATTATTAAAGAACTAGAGGAACAGGCATATGCAGAGCGTCCTGCTAGTGCTGGCGAATATCAAATGCCAGAAGAGATACCAGATGATTTTGTTGTAGATAATGAACTGTTGGATTGGTGGTCAAATCATTGCTATGAAAATGGTTTTAATCAAGAAGAGTTTACTGCAGGACTGCAAGTATGGCAGCAAGCTATAAGTGCAAATCAACCTGATATACCCGCAGAGACAGCAAAGCTAGGTGACAATGCAAATGCTCGTATTGAAGCTGTAAGCCTTTGGTCGCAGAAGTTTTTTCCTCCAGAGTACGAAGAGTCAATTATGCGTTTAGGTGAATCAGCTGAAGGCATTATGGCACTAGAGCATATTATGCAAGCCCTAAGTTCTACTCAAATGAGTGACCAAGCATCGTCACCAAGCTCAGTTACACAAACTGAACTTGAAGAAATGATGCGCGATGAAAGATACTGGAAGTCAGGTAGCCGTGACCCTAACTTTGTAAAACAAGTACAAGAGGGTTATAAGCGTATCTATGGTGATTCCCAGTAAGATAGGAACAATATCTATAGAGCGTGCTACAACAAATCACGCTTCTCTTATCTTTGAAAACTTACGCAGCAGCGATGTTACAGAGTGCAGGATACAGGGTTACACACCCTGGCGTGCTTGTCATGAGGCTGTGCTTGATCAAAGTGGTGAAAACTTTGCGCTTGTTGTAGGCGGTGTGCCTATTGCATTAACAGGTCATGCGCCTACACCAGAAGGTTCTATAGATTGGGCAGACGCAGGTATTGCATGGCTGCTTGGTACTGATGAGATAGCAAATAATAAAATTAGTTTTTATAAAACTACAAAGTTACTTATTAAATATTATTCAGAACTCTATGACTTTGTAACCAATGAAGTGCCACTAGAGAATGAAAGAACATTGCAATGGCTTACAACGCTTGGATGTTTATTTTCTTTAGAACCACATATTACTAATGGGCATGAAATGGTTAATTTTATATATTGTCAAAAAAAGTTTTATCATGTTATATCTGGAGTTGAGAAGCCCGAAATTAGCTGACAGCCCGATAGGATAACTGAGTGATGCTAGAGGACGGATAACTGCTCATTGGTGAAACTTTTTTAATAGGACTTTTATAATGGCTAATTCTATTGATACCGCCTTTATTAAGCAGTTCGAATCCGAAGTTCACATGGCTTATCAGCGTATGGGTTCTAAGTTACGGAACACTGTTCGCACAGTCAGCAATGTGCAAGGAAATGTAGTACGTTTCCAAAAAATCGGTACTGGCACTGCTTCAACAAAGGCACGCAACGGCTCTATCACTCCGATGGAACTGGCGCACACAACCGCAGAAGCTACACTTTCTGATTTCTATGCGGCTGAATACATCGACAAGCTCGATGAAATGAAAACTAACATTGATGAGCGTCAAGCTGTGGCAACATCTGCCGCCGCTGCTCTTGGTCGTAAGACTGATGATTTGTTGGTTACAGCAATGGACGCGGGTGCTAACAGCACACAAATCCATGATACCTCAAGTGCTTTGGAAAAGGCAGACATCCTTGCTCTCTTTGAGACATTTGGTTCTGCAAACATTCCAGAGGATGGACAGCGTTATCTCGCAATGAATCCGAAAGGATATGCCGACTTGTTTTTAATTACAGAGTTTGCAAGTTCAGACTTTGTAGGTGAGCAAAACCTACCATATGCTGGTGGCATGACGATGAAAGAATTTCTTGGATTCAAGATATTCTCAACATCTGCTATCACAGCAGGTAAAAACCTTGCTTATCACAACACTGCAATAGGTTTAGGCGTTGGTGCTGATGTCACCACCGAGCTTAACTATGTTGCAGAAAAAGCAAGTCACCTTGCAACTTCAATGATGTCAATGGGCGCAGTAGTTATCGACGATAATGGTATCTACGAAGTTCTTGACAACAACTCATAGGAGGTCTGAACATGGCGTATGATGCAGCAAATCTTACTCGTTTATCAGGTGGTTCTGGTGTAAACCTTTGGCATTACACTACAACTGATACGATTGCTACTGTAAATACCGCAGGTTATTTTAATGACTCTGCTGGTATGTTCAATCTGAACGATGTCATCATTGCTGTCACCTCTACTGGTGGCACACCTGTCGTTACACTGACATATGCAAATGCAGCGTCAGCAACGGCTGTTGATGTTGTTGATGGGTTGACTGTTACAGCAACCGACTCTGACTAGAGGGTTTGGAGGCGGGCG